CTAAGTTCTGAGATCGATAATGACATTACTACGCACGCCGCAAGTGGGGATCATGACGGTAGGTATTATACCGAGGCTGAAATAACAACAATCTCCGGAGATATAGTTTCTCAAATCCCTACCGATTATATCTCTGAATCCGAAATGACCACAATAAGTGGTGACATAGTCTCGCAAATTCCAACGGATTATTACACCACTGGCGAGATTGCTACAATTAGTGGTGACATTGTCGCGCAGATACCCACCGATTATTATACTACTGGAGAAATAGCCACAATAAGTGGTGATATAGTGAATCAAATTATTACTGATCATGGTAATTTGTCTGGATTACTTGATGATGATCATCCGCAATACTTATTAGGTGATGGTTCAAGGACTATATCAGGATCTCTTATACCAACCGTTACTTCCACCGGTATTGGAGATTATGATTTAGGTTCGTCTGATAATCCTTGGAGAGCTTTATATCTTGATGGAACTAATGATTTAGACGCTAGATATTATTATGGAAGTGGTAGATATCTCACTGAAATTACCATTAGCGGCATTGGTACATGGCATTACGGCAGCGGTACTCCTGGAGATGTTTTAGGTAATAATGATGATTTTTATATAGATGTAGATACTGGAGATATATATAAAAAGGGATTTATAGCCATAGTTTCTGGTACGCAGGCTAAATGGAATTCTGCTGATAAACACGATGATATTACTTTAACTAATAATGATTTGACAGCTCAAGCAACTGGTGCTGGCATTGGTTATGTAGGCGTGAGGGCTGATAAATCCATATCTTCAGGTAAATGGTACTGGGAGTACTATATGGATTTTAATAGCACCGCATCCACGGCATTAGGAAGTTTTGGTGTATGTAATTCTAGTCATTCATTAGGCCAGGTTTTGGGTAATGAAGTTAATGGGTGGGCGTTAAGAGATGGCGTAACTACAAATTCACGATTTTGGTATAATGCTGGAGCATATGGGTATGCTACTAAAAAAGTTACTACTGGAGATATTATAGGAATAGCCATAGATACAGTACAAGGAAAGATGTGGTTTGCTGTTAATGGTGTATGGCAGGATGGTGAAAGTTTGACTAATAACATACCTACCGATCCATCTGTAGGCAGTAACCCAGCTTTTTCTAATTTAGTTGGTACGTTATATCCAGCCATGTCTTCACAAAATAATTACGGCAATGGTGTAAAAGCTACGGCTCGTTTTGATTCAATTGATTTTACATATGATCCGCCAGAAGGATTTAATCCATTTTCCGGTACGTACAATGATTATGGGTGGAGTAAAATATATGATCACTCACCAGTTCAGGAAAATTTAACTATTAGTGGCAGCGTGGCCGTACCAGACGGTGAATCTTACTATATTGGCAATGCTACTACAAGTGGTTCTTGGAGAATAACTAGATCTGGTGAAAGTTTAAAATTCCAATGGTATGATGGCGGAAGCTGGAACGATGGTTCCGTTACCGTAAATCGTTCATAATCTAGCAAAATTGAAAAAGTATTCTATAATATAATAAGTAAGATATTTTAAAGAATTTCGGAGGAGTTATTATGGCTGTACCATATGTGATTGAAGGAACTGGAAATAAAGAAAAAGTATATGATTTATATTCAAGGATGCTGAAGGATAGAATTATTTTTATTACTAAGAGGTTTGATGAAGAATTGGTTAGTTCGATCACTGCTCAGTTATTATTTTTAGAGGCTGATAATCCAGAAAAGGATATTACAATTTATATAAATAGTCCAGGCGGTTACGTATCTACTGGCATGGCTATTTATGATGTAATGAACTATATAAAGCCGGATGTTTCGACAGTGTGCCTTGGTGCAGCTTCAAGCATGGCGGCTTTTATTTTAGCATCTGGTGCCAAAGGAAAAAGACATGCTCTTAAGCATTCACGCATAATGATACATCAAGTATCAAGTGCTACGCATGGCCATGTTGAAGATATGAAAATAGACTATAAAGAAACTGAAAGAATAAATAATTTATTGATTTCTGAATTAGCTAAGAATACGGGACATACAATAAAAAAATTAAAAAAAGACATGGATAGGGATTATTTTATGACAGCCGATGAAGCTAAAAATTATGGTATAGTCGATGATGTTTTTATTATGAGGAGATAAAATGGCTCGAATTAAATATAATAAAGTTAGATCTGGTAAACAAATAGGCCGAGGCGGCCCAAGAGACGTACAAATGAGACAACAAATTAGATATCATGAGGCCGTTAGAGGAGAAGCTGATCCAGATGAATTGGCCCCTAAAATTGGCACTAAAAAACAAGTAGAAGAAGGTCCGAGAGAAGTAGATTTATCTAATTATATGCCTCTGACTGAAGTAAAAAAGAAAATAGAGGAAGCCGTTGAATATACTCGTGAAGAAGCTCGTAAAAGATATGAAAGTGGTTTGAGAAATATAAATAATCAGCTAAAAGAAGCCAAAAAGAAGGCTTCCGTTTTTGATGAAACGGTGATAAATAAAAATGCCGAGATAAAAAAACTACAATCACAGTTAACGGAATCACAAAATAATGGTTCCAAAGAGCTTAAACAACAAGTTGAAGATAGAAGCATTGAAATAAAAAAGTTAAAAATAAAACTTGATGAAGCTCACCATTTATATAATGAAATAAAAGATTCAGTAAATAAAAAAGAATTAGAGCTTACGAAGTTATCCACCGAGCTAGAATCTAAGCAATCTTTGATAGAAAGTATGGAATCCAACTTAAAAGATTTAAGAAATCAAGTAGATAAGAAAGAAGAAATATATGAAAGATTGCAATCCAAAATGGATAAATTGTATCAGAAAATATCCGATGGAACTATAACGTCTTTTATTGGCCAAGATAAGCCAGCTTTGGAAGATAAAATTTTTATAGATCCACTGGAATCTGGAAAAGAGCCTAAATTAGATTCTCATATAGAAGTAAAAGAAGAAAAAAGTAAGGACGCATCAAGTGATAGGAATATGAAAAGTGACTTGGCAAAATTGAAAAATTTGCTAAAATTAAAGTAGGAGGATTAAATCATGTCAAGCATTAAAGGCGTAGGGTTGGATATAGGCACTAACATGCTTGTATCTGCAATGATGGATGAGGGCGGTAATCCTATGTATAAAAAGCAAAGGGATGCTTTTTTCAGGATGACCCCAAAATCGGAAATAAATCGTAAGAGTATTAAAATGTCATTAGAAAGTCAAAAAGCCAATTTTATTATAGATGGGAATGATTTCGTAGTAGTTGGCGAAGATGCTCTTAGAATGGCCAATGAAAGAAACATGGTTGCGAGAAGACCCATGAGTAAAGGTGTTTTATCTCCCAAAGAGAAAACTTCTTTACCTATGATAAAACTTATTATCAAGAGTTTGGTTGGAACGCCGGAAGATCAAGATAAAATAGTTTTTTCAATTCCAGCAGAACCATTGGATGGTGATTTTGATATTTTTTATCATACGGAAATGATGAAAGCATATTTGAGGGAGATGGGATTTATGCCAGATTCTCTGAATGAAGCTTTTGCAATAGCTTTCTCGGAACTTTTGGATGATAATCTTACTGGCATGTGTATTAGTTGTGTGGTTCCAGGAACTAAAATTTATACCGATAAAGGTATCGTTAATATTGAGGATATAAAAGAAGGTGATAAAGTTTTAACGCATAAAGGTAGATTTAAAGATATAAATGCTATAATAACCAAGCAATTTAAAGGTATTAGTACCAAAATACAATTACAGGGTTATAAAGATAGTACTGATTATTATAAATTTGTAGATGATCATGAACTGTTAGTTAATAGAAATGGTAACTGGGTATGGATTGGTTGTGAAAGTTTGAAAGTAGGTGATATTGTAGGTGAGCCTATTGTTAGGCAAGACAGGGCCGGCAGAAAACCAACTATGACTATATGTGAGAGAGTAACTTCATCTAATGAATATAATAAAAAACAAGTTTATGTCGGCGGGGATGTCCAAAGATTGATAGGTTACTTTTTAGGTGATGGTAGTATCTGTGAACGTGAGGGTGGTATTCAATTTGATTTTAATAAAGAAGAAATATCCAATATAAATGATGTAATTGATATATTAAAAAATAGTTTTGAAAAAAAATGTACTATAGTTGATCATGGGGATAATTGTTCACGTATAAAGTGTTATAGTAAAGGACTTGCTAGTTGGTTTAGAAATCATTGTTATTATGGTTCAGAAAAAAATTATCCATGGGATATTAGTAAAATAGGCAAATCTGATTGTATAAATTTATTAGCTGGTTTAATAAGATCTGATGGTGCCATAAGTAGCGGATCTATAAGTTTTTACAATACTTCAACGAGATTAATTTGGTTATGTAAACAATTGTTTTCCAGAATAGGTATAGCCGCTAGTATAACGTTTAGACCGCCTAGATCACATATATTGGATGATGGTAGAATTATAGAAGGTAAAAAAGATGAATGGTTGGTTAATAGTGGAGATAAAGAGTTATTTGCATCATTATCATCTATAATAAGTAATATGGATTGTACTAATAGTAAGTATACAGAAAGATTATTTATAGATGGTGATTTTTGTTGTACGCGTGTTCAGTCCATAGAATATGAAGAATATGATGGCATAGTATATGATATAAACGTTAAAGACGATCATTCCTTTTCTGGGCCTTTTTTGACAATTCACAACTGTGGAGCTGGAATGGTGAACATAGCTGTGGTATATGAAGGTGATCCAATTACTGAATTTTCATTGACTAAAGGCGGTGATTGGATTGATGCGTCGGTTGGTAAAGCTTTGGATTTAACGCAATCCATGGTTCAGATTGAAAAAGAAGAGTCTGAAATAAATCTTATAGAACCTAAAGGTAAGATTCAGGAAGCGATTGCGGTTTATTACAACGTATTGATTAATTACACGTTGGATAATATAGTATATAAACTGGATTCATCGAAATTACCGGCTTTTAGAGAGCCAATCCCCATTGTAGTTTCTGGCGGGCTGACTTTGGCTGGTGGATTCGTTGAAAAATTTAATAAGGAGTCTAATAATAAGAGTTTTCCTTTTGAAGTAAAGGAAATTAGAAAAGCCAAAGATCCTATGACTTGCGTTGCTCATGGGTGTTTAATGGCTGCTGTTTTATAAATTTATCTAGCAAATAATGAATAATATTCTATAATAATAACAGAAGCTTTACGCGGCAAAAAAGCCGCGGGAAGTAATTTATAAATTTTGGAGGTTTTAGTATTATGTCTGAAGAAAGAGTTAATGGAAGTGTCAAATGGTTTAACGCGGAACGTGGATATGGATTTATACTTCAAGATGGGGATGATACGACAGAGTATTTTGTCCATTACTCCTATATTCAAATGGATGGGTATAAAACTTTAAGGGCTGGTCAACCCGTGACTTTTAAATTGGTGGAGACCGACAAAGGAATCCAGGCTCAAGACGTTATTCCTGAATAAGGAGAGTAGTTTATGCTTTTAGCTGAGGCAATTAGGGAAAAGGATTATATAGAGAATTCGATTTACAATTTAGGTAAACATATCGGAAATCTATTGTCTGTAAAGGATAAGACGGAATTTAGATCAAATAAAACTTTAATTGATAGCAGATTGGATGAATTAGAAGATCTTTATAAGAGATATCAACAATTTTCTGTCAGAATACAAATGGCAAAGGCTAAAGCTATCATTAAAGTAAATGATTCGGAATTAAACATGCTAGACGCAGAAGCTTTATGCGAAGTATTTAGATCTAAAATAGGAATTTTTACTTCTATAATAAATAATGCTTCCATGCATGCTATGTCGGATGGTATTTTTGATTCTATGGAAGAAACTAGGCTGGATTTAAAGACTATTGAATCGGAAATACAATTTGCTACGTGGAAAGTGGGGATATAAGATGGATTTTCTTTATTTTGTAGAATTTGACGAAGACGGTGAAATAAAATCATTACATAAGAACAAATCGGAGTGTGAGAACTGTAAGGAATTTATTGTAAAATTAATACCAGTTGATAGAACCGAGAAATCTTTGGAAGAGGCTACTGAAAAGGCTAGAGAAATAAATGACAATATAAAACGATTTTGTACGGAATTGGAAAAAACTACTAAAGAATTAAGGAGAATGAAGATATGATTATTGGAATTGTGGGAAAAGCTCGGTCTGGGAAAGATACATTGGCTTCATATCTATTAGAATGCTTTGAGAATGAATACAAAGTTCATTATAAACGAATGGCTTTTGCAAAGCATTTGAAAGATATGTGTGAAAATCATTTTGAATTGTCACATGATCAATTATATGGAGATAAAAAAGAAGTTCCTGATGAAAGATTTCATAAACCTTTTTATCAAGATCCAGATCATAGATATTGGGCTCCACGAGAAATTATGCAGGAACTTGGAAGTTTTTATAGAAAAATTAGAAGTGATTACTGGGTCGAATCTTTACGTAAATCTATTTTGCGTAATGGATATGAAAATGTCATTATTACTGATGTAAGGCATATAAATGAATGTAATTTTGTAAAAAATAATAAAGGTATTTTGATTAAAATTAATAGAAAAGACGCTGAAAAAATTCATGGCATGCAGCATGAATCGGAGACGGCATTAGATAAGTCAGATAAATTATTTGATATGACGATAGATAATTCTGGGACTTTGCATGAATTAAAAGTAGTAGCTCAAGATATCGTTCACGTAATAAACGTATTAGAGAGAACTATGAAAGAAGGGAGGGTTTACGATGGCAAGTAATAAAAGTTTGAATATTAAGATTATGCCCGACGAAATCGTTGGGTCAGAAGTTATGAGAAGTGGGGATTATAAGTATGCTAGTGTAGGTATTAAAAGAGGAGATAATGAATACATGAGGATTTCTTATGAATGGAAAGGGGATTCCATGCCAGAGTTCGTAATGGGTTTAATGTCTTGGATGTCTTCAAATAAAGAAATTGCAGAATTGAAAGAAGAAAGAAAAGATGAATACGATGAAATGAAAGAAAGATTTTCAAAAGTCTAAGGAGGTTTTGTAATGGTAATATCTGAATATGAGATGCGAAACCCGCGATGGATTCGTTATTCTGAATCAGAGGCTACCTTGGCTAGAGATGATAGACGTAGATTTGATAATATGCAGTTGAGGTATGCTAATCAACCTCAAAGAAGCTGGAGGATCCAACCTCAGCCTGGATATAACGCGCAAAACCCAGTTATTTACGTAGAAAATATAAAGTTAGATACTGAAACTCCCGTAATTAGGGCTAGATAATAGAAAGGAGAATTATAATGAATTATAGGGAAAGGCTAAAAGTATTCAAAGAAGAGTTAAAGTTGATAGGCAAAAAGCCGGTAAGGGATTTTGTAAGAGAATGTATAAGAAAAGTGCCGGATTACGTATTTACTAATTGTCCGTCTAGCTCTACTGGTAAATTTCATCCAATAGAGGAGTTGGGTCCGGATGGTACTATTTTACATACAAAGAAAGTATTTGCGGTAGCATATGAATTAAGTAGAGGATTAGATTGCGAACACCATAGAGACGAGATTTGTGCTGCGGCGTTGTTACATGATATGACTAAGCAAGGATTTAAAAGAAGTGGTCATACTCGTAAAAACCACCCTCAGACCATGGCCAAATTAGTTGCAGACGTGTATAAAGAAAATTCATGCAATATGAGTAAGGAATCTTTTTATATTATTTATAATGGTATATTTTATCATTATGGTCCATGGACTTCGGATGCAGTAAGTAAACCAGTAAAGGATTTTTCCATGGAAGAGCTTGCAGTTTACGTAGCGGACTACATTTCGAGTAAAAGATTCGTTCATGTAGATGCAAGAAGAAAGCTTATGGAGGGTTAGTTATGCCTTTGGAAGATGGAAGGCGGTGGGTGCCTGAAGGGGGATTGCAAAAACACAGGGAAAAGATACACAGAGAGAGTAAATTTGCTGATGAACACAAAAATCTACCATTTACATTCTCTAAACCTCAAAGGAAATCGAATGAAGTTTTTAGATGCGTAGAATGTGGTCGTATTTTTTCAGCGCCAAAAAATACAATCATGTGTATATGTAAGGAATGTAATAAGGTAACGAAAGCGGAGAGAATTAATGAATAAATGGCATATATGGACTATAGCTCCACAAAGACATAAAAAGGTAAAAGAATTTTTAAGTGGGTTAAATGGGATTGAAGAGTATCTTTATCCAACCGTAGAACAAAAAACTAAGTCTGGTAAGAAAATTAAGACAGTGCCTTTATATAATAATTATATATTTATTAAGTACGAAACCGTGCCAGAAATTGAAACTCAGCTATCTAACTTTCCATGGTTGAAAGATTATCTTGGTAAATGTGGTAAAGATGAAATTGCAAAAGTAAAAGAACTGACAGACCAAAAATATGAAGATGTGATAAGATCAGATTCTATCACGGTAGGAGAAACTTATAAATTAATGGACACCCCATTTAAAGGGATGTTATGTAGAGTTATAGATAGAGATGGTGAAAAATTGACGGTTTCGGTAGAGATATTTGGTTCGGATAGGTTAATTAAATGTTCAATATATGATATAGAGTTGGGGTGATAAAAGTTGGAAAATGAAATTAGTAGGCCAAGAGGGAGGCCGTTTGGACATAGGCTTAGTGACTGTACTAAAGAAAAAATAAGGCAAAGTAGAATAGGAAAAAAGCATTCTGAAGCTACTAAAAATAAAATCTCTAGATCTTTACTTATATATTTCCGTAAGAAGAATTCGTTAGCGGAAAGTATAGAACACGAATATAGCTATATATCCGAAGAAGCTACTGATTGGATATCAGAAAATAGAGAAGAGATAGACGCTAAACTAGATTCTAGCGTACTTACTGATAAAAGAATGTATTATATGAATCAAATAGAGTTAAATTTTGGTTCAGAGATAGAATACTTGTTTGGACATAACATGACTCCTGAATTTTTAGTGATGATAAAAGAAAGACTTTCTGACGTAGAGGATTTAGACGAGTTTAAATCAATACTATAGGACATTAAATGGCGAAATTAGGAAGACCAAAAAACCCACCTAAATTTAGAGAAGTTTTAAATGATCTTATTCCTTTGGATGATATATTTGAGCCAGAAGAAAAGAAAATGTATGAAGGCTTGGTGGCGGTTTATTTAAAAGATTTTGATGAAGATAGTCTTACCGCTAATGATATGGATGATATAATGTCAATAGCCATGAATAGAGTATTAGAAGTAAGATTATTGAGAAGCTCCAAGGGTGCCATGGGCCATATAGACGCTTCTGCGGCAATTGAAAAGCTTAGGAAGCAAACCGAAAAATTAAAAGAAAATTTAGCTTCGAGAAGAAAAGACAGAATAGATCCAAAAAAGTATAGTGGTTTTTCAATCGTTGACTTAGCAGTGTCATTTGATAATGAGAAGAAAGAGAGAATGATGCGAAAGGCGTCTAAACTTTTGGAAGAGGAAGAAGAAGTTTCTAAATCTAAATTACTAAAAGGTAATAGATATGATCAAGACGCCGATGTAATTGAAGAAGACGATTAGAGGAGAATGATTGGGACGATTGGATCTTTACGAGAATATTGACGTCGTCGTTCAACAGGGCACTGGATTAATAGAGTATTATCGACGTGATCCTGTAATGGCGGCGTATGATCTTTTGCGGGTAGACCTTGCTCCAATACAGCGCATAGTATTACGTGATATGTGGTTCAAGAATTTTGATATTACGGTTATGGGGCGTGGTGGAGGAAAGACGTTCATGTTGGGCGTTAATGCGGTATTGCACGCTCTTTTATATCCTGGTTATAGAGTAGGTTTGATAGCGCCATCTTTTAGGCAATGCTTTTTTAACGATTTTGATTATTTGCCTATTTTTACAAACAAAGGTTTAATAACTTCACCAAAGAAATTTTACGACTCAATAGATGATGATACAAAGATTCAATCTTTAAAAGATAATAATAGTATATTGAATAAGTGGGTAAATGCTAAATCAGATGGTTTGATAATTAAAACAGAAAAAGGTTTTGAAATTGGTGGGTTATATGATCATAGGATTTTGGTTTTAGATAAATGTGAATTAATATGGAAAACTTTAAAAGATGTAACTATGAATGATAATATAGTGATAAAGAAAGGATTTGAATTATTTGGTAATATCGATGAATTTCCAAAACATTGTTTATTAAAAGATTGGCGTACTAATAAATGTAAAATACCAAATAACATAAATAAAAATATTTCTTATTTATTTGGGTTAATTGTTGGTGATGGGTGTATATCTTATAAAAATGGTAAATATAGAATTAATTTTACATCAGAATCTAGCAGCTTAATTAATGAGTTTAAAAATGTTATGGCGAATTATTTCGATATTAATAAATTTTCTGAATATACCAAGGAAGGAAAAACTAGGCAGATTGAGGTTTATAATAAAAATTTATGTGATTTTTTTATTGAATGTGGGTTTACGACTACTAATGCTTTAGATAAGAAGATACCTCATGTTATAAACAGATCATCAAAAATAAACGTGATTTCTTTTTTAAGTGGGTTGATGGATACGGATGGTGGTATGGATATACAGCAAGGAGGTGCTTCTATATCTTTCTCTACTTCTTCTTTACAATTAGCTAAAGAAGTTCAAGCATGGTTTTTAAATCTTGGTATTGTTTCCTCTTTGGGAATAGATAAAAAAAATTCTTTAAGAAAATTGAATGGCAGGGATAAGTATTCCAATTGTGCTACATCTTATAAAGTAAGAATAACTAATGTCATAGATATGATTAAATTTAGGGATTGTGTTGGTTTTAGATTAAAATATAAGGATAGAGCTTTAAATAATTATATTGATGGTATTAATTTTAATAAAGTAAAAAATTCTTATGTTATTCCTGGATCTGAAATATTGGTTAGACCTTTGGTAGAGGACTGTTCTAAATTATTTAAATATGGTGATATTTATTCAAATAAATTTTTGGGGTATTTTAAAAATAAGTTTGGTAGAAATAAAGGATTTACCAAAGAAAAAATAAATCAATTATTAGATTTTGCAGATAATATTGGTGTATGTAATAAAGAATATTATAAATTAAAAGAATTATTATACAAAGATATTGTGTTTGTGAAACCAGTAGAAATTGTACCACATTCAGCAGAAACTATTGATATTGAAGTAGATAATGAATCTTGTTATTGGGCAGGTGGTTTTATAAATCATAACTCTAAAATGATTTTTTCGGAAGTAGAAAAAATTTATCAAAGGTCTTCTATATTAAGAGAAGCCGTGGAAAAAAAGCCTACTCGTGGTTCAGATACTTGTTTTTTGAAATTCAAAGGAACGGATAAATCAAACGGGAGTTACATTGAGGCATTGCCTATAGGAGTAGATGGTGCCAAGATTCGTGGTTCCCGTTTTTATTTGATCCAGATAGATGAATTGGCGCAAATGCCGACGGATATCATTGATTTGGTTATTCGTCCAATGGCGGCAGTTTCTTTGGAACCTATGCAGCGCGTTCGTGAGCGTGAACGCCAAGAAGAATTAATTAGTAGAGGGTTGGCGACTGAAGATGATTTTATCGGGGAAACGGCTAATAAAATGATAATGACTTCCTCTGGATTTTTCAAATTTAATCATATGTGGCGTAGAATGAAATCTTATTGGAAAGCCATTGAAGAGGAAGGAGAAAACACCAAATACGCTGTTCATCAAGTACCATATCAATTATTGCCTAAAGGATTTTTGGACGAAGAGAATATTAAAGAAGCGCGAAGAACCATGTCTAGCATAGAGTTTATGATGGAATACGAAGCTGCCATGGTATCCGATAGTGATGGGTTTTTTAAAGCGTCTATGATTGAGGCGTGTACGGAAGGTAGTAATTTTACAATTCAGCTTAGTGGTAAACCTAGTAGAAGTTACGTGATGGGCGTTGATCCCAACCAGGGCGGTTCGGCTTCATGCGGCGTAATAATAATTGAAATGGGTGATCCCAACAAAATAATATACGTAAAAGAATTAAAGAAAAAGACTACTCAACAAATGGTTGAGTCCATTCAAAAATTATCTGAATCATTTAATATAAAGAGAATATTTATGGATTCACAAGGCGGTGGTAAACCCATAAGAGATTTATTACAAGAAGGTTATGGCGGCAAAATACCTATTATTGATATAGATGATGAAAATATGAAGGGTAGGGATGGTAGGAGAATTTTACAGCTAGTTAATCCTACTACGCAATGGATAAGCGATGCTAATTTTGATAGCTTGGCTTTATTCGAACATAAGGAATTAAGATTTCCACAATTACCTACTTCAGCAGATCCTATAGCCGAAAAGTTATATGAGGAAGTTAGGGTATTGAAATCGCAGTTACTTAATATAATAGTAACTCAAACCGCACGTGGCGTAAGACATTTTGATACTCCAAAGAAGGGACAAAATAAAGATTTATATTCAGCTTTAGTATTAGCGGCTTGGGGAGTTAGAGAATTGACTAGGGAATTGGAAGAAGAAGATAAATTTGTACACAATGGCGGCATGGTTAGGCCTAGACAACCTAACGCCGCTTTTAGGCAACTTTCTGGGCACGGTAAAATAGGTAATCCTAATTTAAGTGGCGCCGTATTGAAGAAATCAAATTAACTAACCATGTTTATATAGAGGCGTATTTATATATGGAGGGCGTTGTGGAAGATCCAAAACTTGTGGAAAATAAAGAAGATTCTGACGTTAAAGTAAAAGATGTATTAACTAGAATACATACTCATATTGATAGGGCGCAGGAAGATATAGATAATGAATTCGTGAATGAAGAATCTAAGAGCGTGATAAAGGGTAAATCTTCTTATTTCATTTGTAAAAATAAATTTTGGGACGTGTGGTTTCAGAAATTATTTGCTCAAGTAATATCTGTAAAAATATGGATTATTGCATTAATAACCATACTTCTAGCTACGAGTTTAATTAGCAGCGCTCAATTTGCAACTATACTTGGCATAATTATGGGATTGAAAGGTACGTTTCAAGTTGCGTCTGTTTGGAAAAATAATGGTAATGGTAATAATAGTGAAATGGATAAAACTTAAGGGGATAAGAATTCATGAACTCTGATAAATTAAATAAAATAACGGCTGAATTACGGGAAAAATATCCTAAAGCTGGAATACAAAAAATAGAAGTAGATGAAAATAATGGCAAATCTACTTTTTATATAGAGCCTAATAAGCAAATACTTGCTGCTTTGCCTTCTGAGAAAGCCGTTAATTTGCATATGCCAATGACTAATAAAGAATTTGCGGCAACCATTAGGCGAGACGTAATAGATAGAAGTATTCTGGATTTGGCAAAAAGATCAGTATCCGAAGAAGACCCCAAAGAAATATTTAGAAGAGCAAATAAATATTATTATGAGTATGACGTTTATGGGACTCATATCGATATATTATCCAATTTCGCTTCAAAAGGTTTTGAAAACGATATAGATGATGATAATATAAAATTGTTTTATGACGTATGGAATTTTGACGTGAATTTTAAACAGATATTGGATTGGATATTTTTTGATTTTTTTAGAATTGGAATGGTTAGAACTTATAAAATAGTAGGTAAATATGAGCCGGGCATTACTTATTTATCAAACGTGCCGGGTAAAAAAATTGCTCGTGGGCAATTGAAGGAAATTTCTGCCCGCGCTGAAAGAATACGTAAAAAGAAGATAGAAAAAATAAATGCCCGTATTAAGGGTCTTGATGGTAGAAATAAAGAGCAAGCCGCCGTGAAAACGGAGTTGGCCGCAAAGAAAAAAGTATGGTCTAAAGGGCATATGCCAGTCGCTTATACCGTATTAAACCCGACGTTGGTTACCATAGAAGGTAGTTTGTTATTCAATAAATCAAAAGTTATTTTGGAACCTTCTGATGAACTTAAAGACCTTATGAAAAAAAATCAGTCAGAATTAACGGATGATGAAAAGGAAATTTTAAAATTATTGCCGTCTGATTTTAAGAAGGGCATAGAAGAAGGTGGCGGCATTAACCTTGATCCTATGTTTGTTGGAGAGATTGATTATAGAAAACAACCATATGAGAGATACCCAAGACCGAGAGGCATAAAAGCTTTTGATTCGCTTGAATATAAAAATAGCTTAAGAGAAGCTGATTTGAGTACTTTGGATGGTATTTCCAATTACATATTGAAGATAACCATCGGTAACGATGAATTTCCGTGTACTGATCAAAGCCAATTAGAAACGGTATCACAATTATTTAATACCCCTTCAAAATCTTTTGACGTGGTATGGAACCATACTCTTGAAATAGAAAAGATAGTTTCTCCTGAAATTGAAGCTATTTTGGGTCAGGATAAATATAAACAAGTAAATGAAGATATTACTGGTGCCATTGCAATGTCCAGAGCTTTGATTGATGGTACTACGAATGTTAATCAGGGTGAGGCGGCTTTATTAACTAAAACTTTAATTGAAGAGATAAATTATGCCCGCCGACAAGTGGAGCGTTGGATATATAATGAATACAGACAAATAGCCGAGGCGGCAGGATTTGATAGGTTTCCAAAAGTACGGTGGGATAATACTATTCTTCGTGATATTATATTATATATGAGCACTATTTCTCAATTGGTGGATAGAAGAATGTTGTCGTATCAAACCGCCATGGAACAGCTTGGATTTGATTTTCCAAATGAATTTAATAATATGCAAACCGAATTACCACATGTTTTAGACGGCGTTCTTGGTATTCTTGGTAGCCCTTTTCAACAATCTGGTATTCAGCAACAGCAGGGCGCTCCGAAAGGTACGCCCTCATCTGGGAGGCCAAAAGGGCAGCCAGCAAAACAGAAACAAACTAAAACTAATCAAAAAGATAAAACTAAAGTGCCTAATCAATCGCCTAGCAATCAACCAAAAGGAAGCCCACAGGCGGCTAGCGTTAACGTAAAATCTGTTTTTTCTTATGCCATGAATAATTTTACCGAAGAGCAGTTTGAGGCATTTTTAGATGGATATTTGAATGAACTAAATAATGCTAAGGGCACTTAATGGGCAAATAATAAACTAACCATATAACAGTAGAGGCATACATTTTTTAAAGGAGGGCAGTCGTGGAAACTAAATTAAAACCTTTTATACTTGAAGCCGAGATTCAGCTTGAAGAGGGCACCGATGAGCTGAAAAAAGAAGTTGCTTCTATAGTAAAATTTCCTGAAAATAAAACGCCAGATATGTTGTTCTTTTCTGGTATTTTTGTTTCTTCCGGAGAAAATTTGAATAAAGCCTTTTTTATGCCTTCCGAATTGGTAAAAGCCAGGAGTTCCATAAATAATAAGGCCTTGGACATTGAACATGATGAAACGGACATAGTAGGGCACATTTATTCTAGTGCTTTTATTGGAAGAGATGGCAAAGAGCTGAATTTAGCTGAACTAGCATCATTAAATGAATCAGAAATTGATAAGATGGATATGGATGTAATGATAGCGGGTATTTTATATAAAAGTAGATTTCCAGAATTAGCTGAAGAAGTAAAAAATGGTAAATGGAAATTATCAATGGAAACTTATTTTCAAAATTACGATGTTAAAATAGGTGATTTAATAATGTCTAAGAAAGAAGCAGAAGCATTGGGGCTTGCTTCTGATGACATACTTGGAAGGGTAGCTAGGATATTAAAAAAGGGAAAGGAAATTGCAAAGGGAGAAATAGCTAGAGTTTTAAGAGATTTGATGTTTTCTGGATGTGGGCTAGTAAAAAATCCAGCTAATCCAAGGTCAGTGATTTTAGAAACCGCTAAAGTAAAAAAAGAGGGGGAAGAAATTGTGATAGAACTAGATCCCGAAATGGATAAGGAAGACGCAGAGGCTATCGTAACTTCTCCAGCAGCTACTACTGATGGTCCAGGTGCTTATGATACTCGTACTCAAACTAGTCCCGGTATTTGCGTTAATTATAAAAGACGAGTTGTTGACGCAACGTTTGAAGGTCCTGACGCAAAAGTTTTGCATGAAGATTGGTGTACTTTGTATGATACTGGGTGTACATCACCTTCAAGGGGCGCCGATCATCCAGAGTGCCTTAGAAATAAAGTTGTTGCGATAACTAAGAATTATACTCAACATAAATTGAATGATTTGGAGGCTAAAGACAAAAGAGGCGGTCTTTTGGCCAAGTTATTAGATTTGTTGAGTTAATACTAATAAAGGAGGAAATCGCTCATGCCACAAGCACAAACTGGTAAAAAGAAAAGTACTCCCAAAGTAGTTAGGGTAAACGCTGCCGATTCGGAAGCTATACTTTACAGAAATTTGGGCAATGGTCGCAGGGTTCCTTTTATTTGGGGAGATCACGTGACTTTGGCATCCGGCAGTACGGAAGTTGTACTGGCTAGCGGTGTTGAGTTTCATGGTAAGAAAGTGGCTGAAGCTGGCGTAGGCATGGTACCAACTTCTTCTGGTGGAGCTGTGTTATCTTATTACGTAGAAAAAGACGTAGTAAATAACGTAGTGAAATTGAAAACCACTGGGGCTCCGTCAGAAGCATGTGGATTTGATGTCTTATTTATGCTGGGCGTCGGTCATTCTTTCAATCCAACCGATACTACTCAGGTATTTTGGAGAGCGTCATCTGTAACTTATACTGGTGATTAATAAATATTAATAAAACTACGTATTAGGTTAAGGAAATGGTGATTAAAAATTTAATTATTTACACACGAGGTTGGTTGTAGAATTTGTTATTTTTTGAAAATTTATAGGGAGGTTTAGTTCATGACTGATAAACTTACTCAAGATATTCAAGCCATTGTTGACAGTATCTTTAAGCAAAAAGAAGAAGCTGCTATGCGTAAAGAAACTGAAGAGGCTCTGAATAAGTCTGCTGAGAAGATAAACGATCTTACCTCATCTTTAGAGGCAAAAGATGAAGAACTAAGTGAGTTTGCTACTAAAGTAGAAGAATTGGAAGCAACTATTTCAGAGTTATCTGGTAGTAAAGAAGATCTAGAGAAGAATCTTGAGAAAGCACAGTCTGATCTTGAAGCTAAAGAAGAAGAATTAACTAAAAGAGCGGAAGCGGCTGAGGAAGAACTTCTTAATATGAAGAAAGATCAACTTGCTCAGACTAGATATGCCGAGTTGGAAGAAGGCGGCGTAGCTGCTACCGAGGAAAAAGCTAAAAAGGATCAGATTGCCAAGATTCGTGAAATGGAAGATGAAGAGTTTGCAGCTTACAAAGATGAACGTATCGAGCTCCGTAAGAGTATTCTTGAGGAACTTGAAAGTTCTACCCCCGCCGGTTCAGAAGAAAAAGCTAAAGAAACTCCTGCTGAAGAAAAAGAGGAGACCTCAAGTGAAGAAGACGCTTCTGAAGAAGATTTTGAAGTAGAAGGTGAGGAAGAAGAAGCTGCTGCTGATTCTGAAGATTCGATTGACCCGATGAAAGCTGTTGCTGCTGCTCTTAATATGGAAGGTACCCCTTCAAAGGATATGGTTTCTAAATATAGAGAGCTTGGCAAAGCCATGGCTTCAAGATATGCCAAGAAAGACAGTAAGTAATCTTTTTGAAAATATTGTGTAAGGAGGAAAGGTAATTATGTTTATTCCTAGACATCCTGTTGTAGAAAATCAGTTCTGCCAGTTCTATGGTCAAACCACGGTTTCTGGTGGATCGGGCGATGTTATGGCTTACGCAGGTTCAGTTTGTTATCTTGATGACTCTCAGGCTGATGCCACGGTAAAAATTTACACTGCTAATGAAAACAAACGTGCGTTTGGTTTCTTGATGCAGAAAGTAAAGACTGGATATCATTCAGTTCATCCAGCTGGGTTTTATATGCCTGGCGACCTTGGATCATCTGACGTAGTTGCACAGCCAAGTTATGATAGCAACGGCCATATCAATGGTACAAAACCTGCGCCTGTTGGTGTTGGACATCTTGGAATTTGGGATACTATTCATTACTATGGTAGTGGTGGTTTGAACGCTGGTACTGCAATGTACGTGCGTCAGAGCAGCATGTCAGAAATTTGTGATTCTGGCGCTACTAATAATACCCAGACCACTGCTGATGGTGGTATTCTAGCTTATGTAATGAAAGGTGCTAGCGCAGCTCAGGTTACAGCTAATGTAGCCAATACTACTCTGTATCCAATCAGAGTAAAGATTTTGGTATAATAATATATTTTTTATTTGGATTAAAGCACGTTTAGTGCATCCAAAACTATTTAGGAGGACAGTTAGATTATGGATACAAAAGAAATGCAAAAACTGTTTAAAGCTACCGCTGCCGTGAATACTAACGAGGGTTTGGCGGCGTATAAAGCTTTTGCTGCTGCTCTAACTACTCCTATCCTTCAAGCAGTTGAGAGAGATTCTATTATGAGACAGCTATTTGCTGTTGAAAGACTAGGTCCTGGCGCACAGGCAAGTTATCCTGTGGCTAAATCTTTGGCCACTGCTATAGTAATATAGTATAAATAAAGAGAACTATATGCTGGGAACTCCTGTTAGGCTATAGGTACCGAGACGGTAAAAATCTTATAGATAGGGACAATCAGCAGGAAAGATAAGTTAATATGAATATACCGGTAACAAAAGATTTATTATATGATATGTATGTAGATAAACATATGTCTATGTCTTCTATAGGGGCATTTTATAACGTGTCAGCTCCTACTGTCAGGAATTGGTTGATTTATTATAAAATACCCACTAGGGTTTCTACACGTAGTGTTTACCAGGAGTTAAAGGAGACTGGATTTACAGAGTATCAGAAAGATATAGTAATAGGTAATGTGCTTGGTGATGGGTCACTTACTATGGGTAAAGATGCTAAGAACGCCCGGTTTGTTGTTAGGCATGGTGAAAAACAAAAGGATTATTTATTTTGGAAAAACAAAGTTTTGAAGCCATTTACTACTTCTAAGGTAATTAAGACCGATGGAAAATCGCATTGTATTTGTGGTATTAAATGTAATGTATCGGATAGTTATATGTTTGCAACAATTTCGCACCCATGGTTAACATATATAAAAGGAATTTTTTATCCTAACAATGTTAAAATTATACCTAATAATATATCTGATTTGTTAAGTAATATCTCCATGGCTATCTGGGTTTGTGATGATGGGTCATTAACATATAATAAGAAGTTTGGTGTTTATCGTATGGATTTACATACTGAGTGTTTTACTTATGCAGAGAATGTCTCTTTGTGTAGAAATTTATCTGAAAAGTATGGGATGGGATTTAGGATAAATAGTAGAACCTATCCTTCTGGTAAATCGTATTATATATGTATTAGCGGTAAGGATAAACTACGTAGGTTAGTAAGTAATTTCTACGAATTTGTTCCTGAATGTATGCAGTATAAATTTAAATATTATGTATAATATTAACTTATATCCTCAACGACTATACGTTCTCCCCCTAAACAGTGTTAGAGTAGATAGGGTGATGATATAGTCTGAGCTCGGCGGAAACGCCGAGAGGGAATGCCGAAGAGCTTCCCCGCCTAACAGATAATGCTGAGGTCATTATAAGTAACAGATCAATTGGAAGATTTCGAGATACCCGTGTGGGTACTGCCAGGCCTTGGTTATGTCGCTCAGAACTTCATCGAAGGTATTGGTGAAGAAGTATATGTTCCTACATTCACCATCGATGCTTCTGGTGACTGGAAACTCACTTATGCTAGGGATTCGAGAATTGATATTGCAGCTCGCGCAGCGGAAAAAGCAGCCAAAGCAATTTCAGAATACGAGGAAGAGTGCGGTTGGAGGGTAATTCTTCCCGCGGCTACCTCAAGATTTTTTGGTAAGGGTTTGCTTGGATCACGCCCTGCTCCTATTTATGAAATTGACCCAGGCTCTACTGGAGCTGGTTATCTTTCAAAAGAGCTTATTAACAAAATGATCGTTGGTTTTAAAAGAATTGGTCGTACGCTTACAGATCTGTACGTTTCACCTGAAGATGCAGCTGATATTCGTGAATGGACCGATACTGATATAGACCCGGTTACCAGACGTGAAATTTTTCAGGCTGGTGGAATGGGAAGTTTGTGGAATGTAACTCTTCATGAGGTACAGCATCTTGGTGCCACTGGTTTGTATAACATTAATGGAAGTACTTCAGCATTTGGTAAATTTATCGCTGGCGGCGGTGAAGTTTACAATGCGTATACTTTGGATAATCCTAACATTACCGCAGCTGATGGTACCGTAGATACTTTAGGCGAAACCCAGATTCTTGGTTTTGACTTGAGCGTTAATGATTCTCTAGTAATGCCTATTCGTAAAGATTATGAGGCATATGATGATCCTACCCTTCTTAGAGTTCAGAAAGCTGGATTTTTTGGTTGGGAAGAGATTGGATTTGCATGCTTGGATCCTCGTATGTTGGGTATGGGGATCATCGACAGATCTTTATAATCATTGTAATAATATGGCGTGTGCCGCCAATATTGGCGGGCACGCCTTTATAATGAGGTAATTATGGATTGGATTTTGCAATTGATCGCGGCGATTTTTTTAACCGAATCTATTACAAATATATTATCTAAATCAAATTTATTTAAACCGCTTAGAGAATTTTTATTTAATAGCGACATTCGAATATTGAGATTCGTCCACGATTTGTTGGACTGTCCATATTGCACGTCAGTGTGGGTGAGCTTATTCAGCATACTAATGCTGTATTTATACATGAACAATTTACTGCCACGGATACTGGCGTTGTTTTTTATGGGGCTTATATTACATAGATTATCTAATATTTTACATTTTATAATTGATAGAATAGATTCAAACCATGTAGGTTTGGACAAGGAAAATGAACTATAAATATATGGAGGATAAGGAAAATGAATGGATACGTAAAGAATAAAAGTAATGGGTGGCGTCATGCTATGAAAAGATCGGTTGGTCCTGGTCATAAAATACCTTTGGATGAATTATTTGAACAATATGGTGAAAAGCATGACATTCAAGAAGGAAAGCCTTTTGTAGATTGGTTGAGACAGATTAAATTACCAGACAGAACTGTATGGGAGATTGTTTATCAGGATGAAAAAAAGGAAGAAGTGAATAAAAAAGAAAAAATCATTAAGACTGAATCAGAAGAACCTGAAAGAGAGAGATTACAGCCTGATAAAATAACCAAGCCCATAGTTAAAAAAGAAATGGAAATTTCTGATATTACTGGTATGTCTGTTAGAACTGCCAGAGTAGAATTGAAAAAAATCACGGATATTAAATTATTAAAATACGCTTTTCGTGAAGCTAATCAAATGG